ATTTGCTGCACTTGATAAAAATTCTGGAATAATTGGTGTCCAACTTGAAGATGTTTTAAAATTAATAGTTTCTTGTAAAACTGTATTTATAGTACAAACATATTTAGCATTGTTTGATTTATTTATTAATTTAATTCTATATACTTCTGGAACTTGATTAAAAATTTCATCAGAAACACCTAAATTAAAAAATTTGAATTTAGAAGTTAATCCAAATTTTCTTGCTATACTATAAGCAACTGAAAATACTTTATTTTGAGCTATATTAACACCAGTAATAGAACTAATTGTTCTAATAGCATCAGAAACATTGGCATCTGTAAATTTATCATTTCCAGATAATTTTTTCTGATCTATTGTTCCCATTACTTTTGCTGTATTTGTAGTAATTATTTCTGACATTTTTTCTCCTAATCAACTGATAAATTGCCTTGATTTAAAGCTTCTACTAAAGGGTCTCCACTATCTTTTGCTTGGTAACTAACCCCACTTGATTTAAAAGAAAGATTTTTACTTATATTTTTTAATTCATCTAACATTTTAGAAGTGTATTCAGTAGATTTTTCTCTTAATTCTGACATTTTTGTAGTCACTTCTTTTTCTTTTTCTTTTATTATTTTTTGTGAAGTTTCAGTTATTTCTTTAATTGTAGGTAATTCTTTCGTTGTAATAGATTTTAATTCTGTTGGTTTACTAATTTCTGAAAAGGGTTTTAATTCTGTTGGTTTTAAACCTAATTCTTTTCTAGCTTGAATTACTGATTCTTTAACTCCTATTCCTTGAGTTTGTAATTCTAAAGCCCTTTTTGCTACTGGTTCTTTTTCTAAAGTTGATACTTTTTTTAACCTTTCTTTTTCTCCCCCTCCCATTAATTTTACAAACCCTTTTTGAGTCCATTCATCAATGGATTTTCCACCTATTTTAACATGTTCCCCTATCCAACGACCTGCTTTCCAACCTACAAAAGCAGCCCCAGCAATAGCTAAAGCTGGACCTATTATTTGGCCTACTTTTAACAAAATTGGTCCTAAATTTTTAAGTAAACTAATTATATTACCAAATATTCCTTTAAACTTATCAAAAATTCCTGCTAATCCTATTTTTTCACCAGGAGGTTTTGTTATCCCTCCTCCAAATAAACTTAATACTTCTTTAGTCCATTTAGCTTTATAAGCCCCTTCATTAAAAAATTGGTATAAAGCTTGTGAACCTACAGTCGCTTCAGGACCTGCTTTCCTTTTGATTAATTCTTCTGGTCTTACTGTTCTAGGAGTTGGTATTCCCCCTATTAAAGCTTCTTTTAATCCTGCAGCTCTTTCAGGTGTTGTTAATTCTGCAGGTAATAATTGTTGGGCTAAAGTTCCTGCTTCTCTTTCTAATCTTGCTTCTTTTCTTCTTTTTAAATATCTAGTAATTGTAGTACCCATCCATTTAGCAGCTGTTCCATAAGGACCAAACGCTTCTATTATTCCTCCTAACATTTCTTTACCTAATCCATATAATTCAGGGTGTCTAGTTTTTATTCCTGCAAATCTTTCTTCAATTGTTTTAGGAGTTTTTAATCCTTCAAATTGTTTTCGAATTGCTGTTCCAGTAGTACCTAATCCTTCAAGGGATAATCCTGTTATTGCTTGAATATTTTCTAATTTAGTTTTTAAATTTGTATCTTCAGCTGCTAATCTACCTAAATAAGGAAAAATATTTTCAATAATTTTTATTGATTTAAAAGTAGTTTCAACATCCTGAACACTAGCCTTACCAGTAATTATCTTATTTATTCCTAAATTAGCATTATCTATTTCTTGAATTACATCAGAAATAGTAATTTGTAACTCATTATAAATAGGGCTAATTAAACCTTCTTTGGTTTGAAAAGATTTTTCTAAAGCAAGAATATATCTCTTATAGTCTTTTTCATATTTCTTTTGAACAGTTTGAAGAAGAACTATTTTTTGAGGAGTAAACATGAATATTCCACGTTTACCATATTCTTCAACCCATCTTGGAAGATCTTTTATAAGTTTTTCAGTAATCATTTGATAAGTAAATTATTTTAAATATTTAAAAACCAAAGGTTTTACTTTATTAAAGTTTTTTTCTATCTGTTTTATAAAATCTGTATGAGTTTTAGATGTTATAATTATTGAAAGTAAATAATCCCCATCAGCAGTACGAACTTGCATATAATGTATGTTTGCTTTAGCATTTTCTTTATTAACTAATTTTTTAAGTTCTTCCAAAAAATTTTTTTTATCGAAAGATTTTTTTTGTTTTAATCCATAAACATCAATAACAATTTGAAATGAATCTAATTCTGAAACAGCTCCTCCTCCTATTTCTATACTAATTTTTTCATTCAAATCTTTAAGAATATTTTCAATTAATTGAGTAAATTGGGCCATTTTAAATTACCTCTTTATTTTTTTGGTTAATAATTTAAAATTGTTTGATTCTATAAATATGGTTTCCCCTGTATTAATGTCCTGAAAAATATATATTTTTGGGGGTTTTATCTTAATAAATTTGATAGTTTTATTTTGGTATTTATAAATTTGTCCTTCAATTGGAGTACTCATTTTATTTTTCTAAACCCGCTTCTATTCTTTTTTGTTTTATTAATCTACCATATAACCATGTAATTTCACTTATATCTCTTTCAGCAAAATCTTGCATATGTAAATGGTACATTAAATTAAATTCTATCTCCAAAATATCTTGTAAGGGTTTCCCCATATGGACAAAACATTTGCAATCGAAAGGGTATGGGCATTACACCCTCACCTCCACATTTTGGACAAGTATATTTAGTTTCTAATTTTGGGCCATGGGCAAACTTTTCATGAAATGCTCTAATTGTAGCAACATCTTTTGCTGGTAAATTTTCTAAATATGATACTTTATCCCATATTCCTTTTGAATCATCTACAATAGAAAGGGCAAAACGATATAACCAAGAAGAATCTGAACCTTTTTCATAATCTGCTATTTTTATTTCATCCTCTACTCTAAACAATTTTAAATTTACTGTTCCTCCATCTGATAATTTAACTTGATAAGGTTCTTTAAAATTATCTGGTAAATAAGTTACTTCTAATTGAGATAAATCAACTGGAACAGTTATTTTTTGAAAACATTCTCCGCATGTTCCTTCCATTTCATAGTTTTTACTATAAGAATTAATACCTTCCCAAACCATTATATATAATCTATCCCCAGATGTTAGTTGGGTTGGGTCTATTCCTTGAAGAATACTACGAAGAAGTATAAGAACTCTTTTCTCAAAATTATCAAGATTTAACTCTGCAATAAGTTTTTCATCTTTACCTTTAAGGGTTCTTAACTTAATTTTGGTAGGGTCTATATCTTTATAGACAAGACATTTACTTGGAAGGTTTATTTCAATGTAATTTTCATTTCCGTTACTCATTTCTACCTCCTGTTTGTTTTTGTTAGGAAGTTATTAAATTAGTTTATTCTATATTCATTATTTCTGGTTTTGCTCTTTTTTGTATTATTTTAGCAATTTCTACGGGGTCAAATTCTTTTTCTATTTTTTCTCCTGTTGTAGTATTAAATTGTACTAATATAATGGGAGTATTAGCATGTACAGAAACAGATTTATGGTACCGCTTTATAACTACTCCTGTTTTGCCTGCAAATCTTGTATCTTCATAATTATCTACAATTTTTACAATATCCCCTTCATTTACTTCATCCCATATTTCTTTTTTTGTTTTAAAAGTTTCTAATTCATACTTTAATTCAGGATATTTTTCTTTAAATTTATCTATTTCTTGAAATAATTTATTTAAATCCTCAACACTTAATTTTTTTAATTTATCAGCTATTTCTGGATATTTTTCTTTTATTTGGGCTAAAATTTTTGTTTTATCTTTACTTTCTCTATATTTATCTATTAATGCTAAAATTCCCATTGTTATTCCCATTCCTAAAAATGGTAATAAAATAGGTGGTATAACTATTTCATTAATTTTTTTTTCTGATATTTTTTCTTTATATACATCCCTTTGAGCATTTTCTGCTATTCTTAACCATTCTTTTTCCATATTTTCCTCCTTAAAATACATCTATCCTATCTACACTAAAACTAACATCAAATTTTAATACTCCTTCTCTTTCATAACTTAAATCATAACTGGGTAAACTTTTAGGAAAAGTATTTATTAATTTAAAAGTTCCTGAAATTAAACTATCTGTTCCTAATAAATAAACATAAATATTTTTTGCATAATTAATTTTTGGATAGTATATTCCTTTATCATCTACTATTAATTTTCTCCATCTTTGTAAATAAGGAGTAACAACATCAGGAATAGGTCTTAAAAATGTCATTGTTACTTCTTGTATATCTAATGTTCCTGCATATTTATTTTTAAATGCCCCTACTTGAATAATATTTGGTGATTCCATTTGATAATTACCAAATTTAACATTTTGAACAAATTTTCCAATATCAATTAAGGCAACTCCTTTAAAGGAAATTTGTCCTATTTCTGGAAATTTGATGTCCCACATAAATTCCCTTTGTAAATCTTGATTACGTAGGACATCAGCAGCATTAAATCCCAGGAATTCATTTGCTACATTTTCTATAATACTTCCTGCAGCTCCTTTACCTTTAAGTGAATCAATTATTGAAGGCACATTATCTCCTTATGTTAATTGTTCCCAATAATCATATGCTAAAGTTACTGGAAGTCTAATTGGAGTTTCTGTATCCATAGCTAAATCTACTGGTCCAATTTTTTCAACCCAAGCTCCCCTTAATTTTAATTTTAAATATTCTTGATCAGCAGTAGTTCTAAGAGAAAGAATTACATCAGTTTTAACATCAGGATCAGGAGTTCCAATGCCAGATTTAGGATCTACTACTTTCTTTATCCAATTGTAAAATTCCTGGAATATTGCTTTATCTTCACCTTCAATAAATGTTAAAGCCCAAGTTTGATCCATTGTAACTTTACCATGATATTTAGTTCCTGCTGTTTGTTTATATGGTACTTTAATTTCCCCTACACCTACTGTTGGAATGGATGCTGCTTGACACCTCAACATTAAAGTTTCAGCATCCCCTCCCCCCATTGGAATAGGAAAAATTACATCAAAAAGATAAGCTCGAGCAGGATTAGTAAGATTATTTTTTAATACATCAATTCCAAAAGCCATTTTATTCCCTCCTTGTTTTTATTTTAATTAGAACATTACTCCCTTGGCTATTAACTCATTAAAACTTGCACCTGTAGTTGTAATAATTGCTTGTAATTGTATAAATTCTGCTGCTCTAATTGGCTTAATAAATATATCAACATGAAGTTCATTTCTATCAATAATAGCAGGTGTATTATTTGTAGTGTCACAAAGCACTCTATATCCAGTTCCTCCAACTTCTGTTTGAAATGCCCCTCTTGCTTGTAACATATCCATATAAGATTCAATCATAGAAGTTACTCTATATCTTGTTAAATCACTATTTGGTTCAAATACAAAATATTTTAGTGAAGCAGATATAGATTTTTCAAGAACAATTAATAACCTTCTTACATTAACTCTATCTAATGCTGAAGCTTTTGTTTGTTCTGTTTTTTGTCCCCAAATTACATTACCTTGTCCTCTAAATGTTTGTAAAGGATTAATTTGACCTTCATACAAAGAATCTCTTTCACCTTGAGTAAATACATCAGTTAATCCTAAAATATTCAATAACCCACGATTAAATCCTGCAGGTGCAAACCAAGCTTCTGCTACATAATCATTATAAGCTATTTGACTTGCTACATATCCTGAGGGTGGAACTTCTATTATCTTATCATTCCATTGATCATATATTTTTACCCAAGGAGCATAAAGAGCACAATAACTAGAATTAAAATTTTGAGTATTTTCTCTCCAAGTTACCATTGAATCAACAGAAGTTAATTGTGTATAAGGAATATCTAAAAGTGCAATACAATCTTTTCTACTTTCTGCAATTGTTTTTAATTTTTGTTGAGTATTTACTGAAGTATAACCACCATTAATTAATAAACGAATATCTACATCATCTGGATTGGCAAATTTATCCCAACCAGTACTTAGTTCAGAATCTGTAACTGCACTACCATTGGAACCTTGAGCACAAGCTAAAGTAGTAGATTGAGGTAAAGGCATAACTGTATCTGCTTGATCTGTATTATCAGATACAACTATATAATCACTAAAACCATTAATTGCTGTTTCTAAATACATTTGTTTTCCATATCCATCTACTTTAGTTTTTCTTGATACTGTCCAAGTTTCTACTTTTTGATAATTACCGTCTTCATCTTGGTAATATACTTCAATATCAAATTCATAATCTGTAACATTCAAATTAGTTATTCTAATTCCTATTTTATTATTCCATGTTCCTGGATCTTTTCCGCAAACAAAAAATAAATTATTTTCACCAGATATTATTTGAAAATTTGGGGTTTCTAAACCAGTAGTAAAAGAAGCATTAGTACCCTCACTATATGCTATTTTACATCCCCCATATAAAGCATTTTTTATTACTCTCAAACAATATAATCTTGTACCATTTTCCAAAAAAGCTAAAGCAGAATAATGAAAATATTCACCAGGAACTGGTTCCCCATATTCATTAATAAATTGTTGTGAATTTGTTATTAATTTTATATTAGTAATACTTCCTTTTGTTGAATATCCAACTAATGCTGATGTAGTAGTTGAAATATTTGGAATAATATCACTTATGTCTTTCTCACGAGTATACACACCAGGTGACACATAGAATCCCATTTTTTCCTCCTTAATTAATTATTTTTATTTTGGTTTCCATTTTTTAGGGTCTAATTCAATTTCAAAAATAAATTCCTCTCTATATTTTTTATTATCATGACCTAAATATTCTCTATATAATTTACATTTTGTTGCACTTATTCCTTCTACACCAAATAAACCTAAAACTTTGTTTAATTGGTCATCTGTTGCCATTTCTATAAATTTTGTTGGAGTTACTATTCTTTTTTCTTTGAACTCCTGATTAATATAGGTAATTGTTAGTTTTCCCCAATTACTTATTCTGTAAATCCAAGCTTCTAAAGTTAAATCAAAAGTGCAAGGAAGAATTTCAGGAGTAATAAGCATATTTTTGAGCTCTTCTTCTGTTAATTCTGCTGGGTTAATGTCCTCTAATTGTTCATTTAGGTCTTCTTTTTTTATTGACCTTTCTATTAATATTTTTTTTATTTTTTCATATAGTTTATCAAACAACATATTTAAACCTCAGCATGTTCTTCCCATTCTGTTAATAATACATCTCTCCAATGATCTTTTCCTTCTTGTTCTGTTTTTAAAAAATCATATACTTTGACATAAATATGTAAAATAGTCCTTATATCTAAATTTGTAAACACCCACCCATCTATTTTAATAGGCATTGTATAAACAAAATATCTGCCTTTTTCATATTGTTCTACAATTTGAGAATCATCTTTTATAGACCCAAAATGTAAATCAAATTCTAACGGAAATACTTCACCTGATGTTTCTAAATCTAAAGAAATATTTAAATTTGGGTCCATGTGTTGCCAAAACAAATATCTTTCAGCAACTTGCATTAATTTATCTAAACTTTGACTCCAAAAAGTTACTTCATAATCTAAATCCACAGGAACTGCTTTAATAGTTATTACTCCTGCTTTACTAGTTGGTGTTCCTTGAACATCTAAAGTTTTATATATTGTACTTATTCCTCTTCTACCTACAGAACTTCTTTGTCTTTCCCAACTAAATTGCATAGAGGTTCTCCAAATATTAATAAATTCCATCGCTGTTTTTCCTCTATTTTCAGCAATTTTTCTTATAGCTATTTCTTTAGGATTAAAAGTAATTTCATTAGTTTCACTAGTTAATTCCATAATTGAACTAAATGTATTATAAACTAAAGTTTTTAACCCAAGATCAAAAATTTTCACATAACTACTCATTTTATCTTTTTGTAAATAAACAATATAAGAATGCTCTCCAAGTATCAAATTTTATTAATTCATCATCCCCATAACCTAATTTATTTATTTGAATTTCAAAAAATTGTTCAGGTTCTACTCCATATTTTTGACATAATTTAAAGTCTGTATATATTTTAACAGCAAGCATACCTACTAAATAATAATGTTTATCTAATTTATTACTTTTTTTCATTATTAACCCTTTAAGTATTGTTTACCTTTTTTCTTTTCATTTATTTCACTAAGATCAAGTTCTACTTTAGCAAATTTTTGAATATTTAAATAATTATCCAAATCTACATTTTCTAAAATTCCTTTAGGGGGTAAATAAATTGTAGTTTTGTTTTGATCATTTAATACTATTGGAATTTGAACTTTACTAACATTAGTAACTTTTCTTACTATCATTTATAACCCCATAATTTATTTTACCCTTCTAGGACTCAATAAATATTGTTTTACAACCTGAATATCTTGAAAAGGACCTGCAAAAATATTTATAATTTCAAAAGAATCTGTATTATATTGTTTTGGAACAAACTGTATATTTACTTTAATGTAAGAACCTATTGGTATATCTGGAAATGTATCTGATTGTGTTTTAAATCTTGCAATAATTGGTAAAGTAGTTTGGGTTGTTTTTTCTTCTGTAAATAACCCCAATTTTCTTAAACTGGCCATAGAAGGTGACCATTCAATCCATACTTTTGTATTATACTTTGTAAATGTTTTTTCTTCAATTTCTGAATAGGCATCATGAGAATCTATTAAATCAGAATCAGTTAGAATATAAAGTTCACAATCTATCCCATAATTATCTAAAGAAACATCTACAAAATTTCTTAAAGCATCAATTGTTTCTTGAGGTATTATTTTACTCATTTTACTTTCCTGATGCTCTCCAAGCAAGAC